CATTTATTAATAATTTATATAATTTTATATTATTTATTATTTTTTGATAAATATTATAATTAATTGGGATAATATTATTTGTTAATGATTTATTAGAACATACCAAACTATTAACCATATTATTTACATATTGTGGAAAATATCGTGCTGTTTTATTATTATAATCCATATCTATATTGAGGAATTTGTAGACATGATTTCTTTTTATGTAAACAATATATTCTTTATCTAAATACATACAATTCTTAATATAGTGACTATTATTACTATTATTAATAATAATAACTTGACCTTTATTTTGAATAATTGTTATACTTGTATGATTACAATTATAAGTACTGGTATCATTTATTTTACAAAAATCTATTTCATTAGTTTCCTTATTCAGATACAATATTTCTGAATTAATTACCTTTTCCATATTAAAAATATTGAATTTGTATTTAAGTATATCAGAAACGACAACTTTATTATCTATTGGTCCAAGGTATCCAATTTTACTATTATCTATTTTAGGAATAAATAAATTTTCTTTCCATTCCAATGGTTCATCAACACAATAAGATGCTATTACTTTATTTTGATGAGTAGAATATTGTTTAATAATATTATGAAAACATTCTATGAAAATATAATTTTCACAAGGAGATAAATTTAAACTTTTAATAGGACGTCTCATACCTAAGTTTTCTTTAATTTCATAGTCCCATTCTTTCTTAATGATATCATAAATACATAAGTCTCCATTATATAGAGCAATTTTAGTATCATTAAAAAATAATAAAGGGCAGAAATAATAAATCCAACCTTGAATAGGTATTTGTTCCATTATTGTAATTGGTGTAATATTATAATTTTCTTCATCTGGAGTATCATTATCTATCTGTATATTATTTGTTTGTTGTAATGATTGATGTTGTCTTTGATGAATAAAAGAAATATCATATAAGTAAATTTTATTATCTAGCGTATATGCCGTTAATCTATTTCCAGAAGGTGAATAATATATTTTTAATACTTTATGAAAAACTTCTAAGTGAAGACCTGCTAACACTAAATTTAAGTCTAAATCAAAGATAAAAACATAAGGGTCAAAATCACCAATTAATATACTTAATATATTTCCTTTACAACAAAAATCAACCACTACCATTTCCCCAAATTGGAAACTGTAATAAATAGTATTACTACTATGATTTAATGTTATAACCTCATATTCATTAATTAAAATATTGTTTTCTTCTAAAATATCATTATTAGCATTATTAGTTTCTTCATCTTTTCTATTATGAAAATTTTGTGTAAGTCCTGGTAAAAATAACCAATTTATTTGACAATTTGTGTTGTCTATCCAGATTAAATATTTATTATTTTGACTTATTAAATAATCAATCTCTTTTATCCCTTCAAAAATATTATGGTAATTAGAAAAATGCTGAGAAATCATTTTATTAATTAAAATAATAATTTATTTTTAAAATTAATAATTTTAGGAATAATCATTATTTAAAAATATGTATTACATATATTGTTTTTGTATTTTTTTGTTATATTTTAGGTATCGATAAAAATAAATAATTTATGTAATATTATAATTGTATTAAATTAATTATAATATGAGTATAATTTGATAATAAATTTATTTTTTTAATAATTTAATTTTTATAATATTAATCTTAATGTTTAGTAATACTTATAAATTTATCTCAACTTTTTTTATCTTTACTTCTTATCTGAATATTAACAATCTAAAATGGGAGGAGGTCTTATGCAACTCGTCGCCTATGGCGCTCAAGATATTTACCTTACAGGTAACCCACAAATTACTTTCTTTAAAGTAGTCTACCGCAGACACACTAACTTCGCTATGGAATCCATTGAACAAACATTCAACGGTAACGTAGCCCTTAACAAACGTGTCACTGCCACTATTAGCCGTAATGGTGATTTAATCAAAGATATGTGGCTTGAACTTGAAGTCAGTGCTGTCACTAATGCTGTCTATGGTCTTGGTAACGCCCTTGTCAAACAAGTCGAAGTCGAAATCGGTGGTCAATTAATCGACCGTCAATATGGTGAATGGATGAACATCTGGTCCGAACTTTCCGTACCTGAAGGTAAACGTGTTGGTTACGATGCTATGGTCGGTAACGTCCCCGTTACAACCACTGTTACTACCCCCAAAACCAAACTTGATGTTCCTCTTATGTTCTGGTTTAACCGCAACCCTGGTCTTGCTCTTCCCCTTATTGCCCTTCAATACCACGAAGTCAAAATCAACCTTGATTTAGAAAACAATGGTGTTACCGGTATTGGTGCCAGTGTAGGTCTTACTTCATGCAAACTCTGGGTTGACTACATCTACCTTGATACTGATGAACGCAGACGCTTCGCCCAAGTCAGTCACGAATACCTCATCGAACAAGTTCAATTCACTGGTAACGAAAACCTTGCCGGTTCTACTAAACGTGTTGACCTTAGCTTCAACCACCCCGTCAAAGAACTCGTCTGGGTAGGTCAAACAACAAACGGTGCCCGTGGTGGTTCTTCTTCTCAACCCTGTAAATTCGCTGACCTTGGTTTCACCAACGCCAAACTTCAACTTAACGGTCACGATAGATTTACCGAACGTCGCCCTGAATACTTCCTTAACGTCCAAACCTACAAACACCACACACACATGCCCCGTGCTGACCGCACAACATGCCTTAAAACACAACGTGATGACACTGATACAGCTACTGCTGATGAAACAGATGCCATTACTGAAGATAACGCCCAATGGATCTACTGCTACTCTTTTGCCCTTAACCCAGAAGAACATCAACCTTCTGGTACATGCAACTTCTCTCGTATCGATAATGCCACATTATCTTTAACCAGTCCCAGCGTCACAGGTGTCCTTAAAGTCTTCGCCGTTAACTACAATGTCCTCCGTGTCATGAGTGGTATGGGTGGTCTCGCCTACAGTAATTAAGGTGTTTATCTATGTATTTTATCATTGATAATTGTAATTAATTAAAATGTTTTATATTTTTTATTTTATATCATTTCTAATAATAATTAATTTCATTCTAATTTAATTCATTTTAATAATATTTAAATAATATTAATTCATTTTAGTTTTATCTATTTTAATTTTATCCTTCTGTTAAAATATTAACAAATGTGCTATTACAATAATTATTAACAAATCAAAAAAATTAAATAAATTAATCAAATTAAAATTAAATAAATTAATCAAACTAAATATGATATTAATAAATAATATAATTATAAAGGGTTATTATCATATCGATAAAAATAAATAATAAATTAAAATATAGAAATGGATAGGGAAATCATATATTATTAATGTATTAGCACAAATTATTTATTTTTCAATAAATTAAATATTTTTAATATTAATCTTAGTGTTTAGTAATACTAATAAATTTATCTCAACTTTTTTTATCTTTCTTATTACTGAATATTAACAATCTAAAATGGGAGGAGGTCTTATGCAACTCGTCGCCTATGGCGCTCAAGATATTTACCTTACAGGTAACCCACAAATCACTTTCTTTAAAGTAGTCTACCGCAGACACACTAACTTCGCTATGGAATCCATTGAACAAACTTTCAACGGTTCCGCTGATTTTGGTAAACGTGTCACTGCCACTATTAGCCGTAATGGTGATTTAGTTAAAGACATGTGGTTAGAAGTTAACTTTGGTGCTGCTGTTACAGGTAGTGTTTATGGTCTTGGTAATGCTCTTGTCAAACAAGTTGAAGTTGAAATTGGTGGTCAATTAATCGACCGTCAATACGGTGAATGGATGAACATCTGGTCCGAACTTTCCGTACCTGAAGGTAAACGTGAAGTTTATGATGAAATGGTTGGTAATGAAAATGTAATTACTCTTACTGCCGGTTCTAAACAAAAAATGGATGTTCCTCTTATGTTCTGGTTTAACCGCAACCCCGGTCTTGCTCTTCCCCTTATTGCTCTTCAATACCACGAAGTCAAACTCAATCTTGATTTTGAAACTGCTGCTAACTTACAAAACGATTCTGACGAAACCGATTTATCAAACCCTACCATTAAATTATGGGTTGACTACATCTACCTTGATACAGATGAACGCAGACGCTTCGCTCAAGTAAGTCACGAATACCTTATCGAACAAGTTCAATTCACTGGTGATGAAACTGTTACAACTGGTTCAAATAATCTTAAATTAAACTTTAATCACCCTGTCAAAGAACTTATCTGGGTTGAACAAGTTGATAACCAAAAACGTGGTTCTGGTGTTCAAAATTCTTCACCTAGTGCTTCTAATTCTACTAATCCTTGCCAATTTACCACAATGGTTGGTGCTACTGCTAAACTTCAACTTAATGGTCACGATAGATTTACTGAACGTCGTATGGAATACTTTGGTAATGTTCAAACTTACAAACACCACTCACATGGACCTCGTAGCAATAGAGTCACAAACTTTGCTACCGATCAAGTAGTAAACCAACACATTTACTGCTACTCATTCGCCCTTAACCCCGAAGAACATCAACCTTC